AATTTACTAGCTCAGAATACAAAATTGCTGAAGCCAAAGACGAGTTGATGTGGAGAGAATCTGTACAAAGACGAATTGATGGAAGAAAGCAGAAAGACTAAACAACTCTAAAAATGAAAAGAATAACATGGGTCCAGTGCCCAGGCTGTAAAACATACAGCGATCAGAAGGTTGTCCGATCTGATAGAAATTCAAAATTTATAATTATTCGTAGAAGAGAATGTTACGAATGTGGACATAGATGGGAAACGATCCAATACCCTGAGATGATAGTTTCCAAGCAACAGGCAGCTTACGCTCGGTGCGAATGACGTTTTGTTATTTTTCTATATTTCCAATGTAGATGAATTTGCTGTATCCACCATTTAACTTTATTTATTCCTGTATCTTTTCTTACGGGTGTTTTCATTACAGCTAATGTTGCTTCTAACTCTATTACTTTCATCATTGCCTTAGATAGTACAGCTTCAGCCCTAGCGTGGTTTTTCATCATGTCTACACAAAAAGCTTTTAGTTTATCTATATCTTCGCAATTCTGCACTTCTCTACATCGAAGCTCGATTACTAACTCTGCTTCGGGGGGTAGCTGAGTGTGAATCATCTTCATAAAACCGTCATCTTTCATATCATTGAAGAGAAGTGGTGGAACCTGGAAACATTCTGGCTTCGATAAAAGCAACTGCCTGATCGTCTATCGTGTTGTCTGTCTGCTTGGCTATGGCCTTCAACAAATCCACAATTAATCTCTTCATTGCTTTGGATTTAATAAAGATTAATAGAATAGGTTTTAAAATTTTTACCATCGTTTTTATGTATTACTTCCCAAACATAGCTAAAATGCTAGTATTAGACAAGAGTTTGCACTTCTATGGAAGAACAAGAACCAAGCAAAGTCGAAACTATTGTAAAAATAGGTGTGCTTTTATGGTCGGCTACATTACTCAGCCTTTCTTATTACGAACCACCATCAGGGAAAAAAATAGTAGATTTTGATCCAACTTTTATCGCAAGTATTTTCAGTGCTTCCACTGCGTCACTAGGTTTTCAGATAAAAAAGAAAAAAGATACTATAGTAGATAATAAAAATAACAAAGTAGGTATCAAATGAAAAGATTAATTCCTTTTATATTTGCATTTGCAACCCCCTGTTACGCAGATATAACTCACACAATTCAGTCATCGGCCCAAGTTTCTACACTAGGAGCATCAGCCACTTCGGAGCGTATTGGATCGTCTATAAGTGTTGCTGGTACAAACGTTACACCCAAAGCTAATACAGTAGCAGGTCAGATAGGTTCTCTTGATTTATCTGATGCTGGTATTGCTAACGGAGTTCCTACTGTTGACTACGATACTAGCTTCAATGTTGTAAACACTGGTGATGCTTTTTCGGCAAGCGAAACTTATATCCAAGCTGATGCTGTACCAAGTTTACTGTCTGCCACAGTTACAAATGGGGCCGTGCCATCGCTCCCTCTTTTAGGAAAGAATACGGTCATATCTGGAGGTGATCCTGGTTCTGTAGCAATTACACTGGATAGTGGGCAAGCATTGACAGTAAACCTTGCTGATATGGGTGCTGGTACAACTGCTACGCTCCAATCAACTATTACTCTTGGCCTCGATTAATGAAATGGTTTCTATGCCTGTTTCTTACGATACCTAGTGCTTATGCAGGAAGTATTACACCAAGATTTACAACAGGCCAGATGGAATCTACAAGTCGTAGCGTATCTACGATCCAAGAAACTATTGTTACTGAAAACTATAGAACAGGTTTCAGTTATACAGTACAAGGCCATAATATCAAAACAGACTCTTATATTTCACCTGATGCAACATATACAACAAGTCAGAATACGGGCAATGGAGAAGTTAATTTTCAATGGGTGACACCAGAATTAACAAGCAAACCTCAGTGGACAGTAGTGACAGAAGGTTCAGACTTTTCTCTAGTCGAAAATTTCCTTGCACCTGGATTAGATGCGGTTTCCGTAATAAATCGCACTCAAACTATAGAAACTCAAACCACTTCGCTAAGTATCTTTTCCCAATAGGATTACTGTTTGCAAGCCCTTTATATGCCTCTAATACAATTTCATCGCCCTCAGCTTCAAGTTCGGGAACAGTTATAAATAATGGATATCAAACGATTAACGGAAACTTTCCTACTCATAGATTTTCAAATGGAATACAATGTCAGCTTCCTACTTTAGCTATCACTCCC